CAGTTCCACAATGTAATTTTTTTTTGGATGATGAAGACATTGATCTACCAGACTTTTCTTACGAAGAACCTCCCACTGACCTCACTGAAGAGGGCATTGAACCCAATCCTGGTCCTGATAACAACGACCCTACTCCCCGTCATAATCGCTATAGGGGTGATGCTAAGTTGCAATCGAAGCGCGAGACTCGCGCTGCCAAGAAGGAGTTCCAATGTTACATTCGTCTCATTGAACAAGCTCAAAAAGACAAAGTCAAGTTGTCGACTCTTTTTGAAGATGTCGCTCAAATTGGCGGATCACCAACAACTACTCTTATTCCTCAAGATCGTCAGGTGCCTCCACCTGAGTGTCCAAATTGCGGCAAACAGTTCTGTGAGTGTATGATTAAGAAGTTATCCGCTACTGCAGCCACGTTTTCTATTGCTCAATCTATAGTTAAGATCATCGACATTATTTCTCATTGGCTTACTGTTGATCATGCTCAAATTGGCGTTTCCAACCTTTTCCCTTGGCTTATTGGAGCCGCCCCCACCATTGACAATGCTAACACCCTCATCAATGAAGCTACGGAGCGGATTCAATCCATCCCCACTGCGGATGAGGTCATGTCGAAAGTTACGAGCACAGTGAAGGAAGTCCTTGATGCAAATTGCGGTTTCCTTCCCATTTCAGTTCGCACTGTTCTAGTCACACTATGCACTGCAGTCGGGCTTTTCATTATTTATAAGACGGGTCGAATTGCCTACAGTGTGGTGATGATGCCCCTCCGGTACATGATTGGAGGCATGCTCAATGCTGAGGAGTTGATTCTCACCCTCACACACTTCTTTGGCAAGGAACCCGAGAAGAAAGACACAGCTCAAGCAGGTCTGGGTGATGTGCTCTCGTATCTACCCATGGCCGCAGCCATGGCTGCAACATTAGCTATCACCTACCTCACAGGCAAGATACCAAGTCGAGATAATACCGCATTTGGCCTCCTCACCAAAATTGGTACAGTTCCCCGTGCCGCAGCAGGATTCTCAGAAATCCTTAAGTGGTGCCATAGTACTATCATTACGATTTGGGATTGGGTCCGAGTGAAGGTTCTTGGTTATGATCCCTCGATGTTAGAAGGGGCAGTTCCTGAACTCACTGCCTGGATGCGCGATGTTGAAGACAGAATGTCTACTGAATTTTTGGCCACCTCCTGTGCCGATTATACAGGTAGATACAAAGCCGCCTCCCTCTACATCAATGGACACAATCTCATGCGCAAATACCATGATGCTCTCACACCAGAGCTAAAACAAGCCATGATGCGCATGATGGTTCAGGCTGCTCGCATACGGACTCAGGTTGAGATGCAATTCCCTGAAGTCAAGACAATTCGTACAGTCCCCCTGCCCATTTGGTTGGTTGGGGAATCACAAATTGGTAAGTCCACGCTGTGTTACTTGATTAGCACTGAACTTTGCATGTCAGCTGGTGTTTCAAGCCCCAAAGATCAAATTTACCAGCGCTGCGTTGAGCAGGAGTACTGGGATGGCTACATGAATCAGTTCATTGCCCTTTATGATGATCTGGGTCAAATGAAGGATGCGGTTTCAGCCCCCAACCTCGAGTTTTTCGAACTAATTCGAGCTATTGGTCCCTTTCCGTACCCTCTTCACATGGCAGATATTACACAGAAAGCTACAACACAATTCACTTCAAAGGTCATCCTTGCAAGCACCAACGACTTGAATCTTCGCATCGAGTCTCTCACTTATCCGGATGCGGTCTGGAACAGACTAACACAATCATGGTTTGTTAAAGTGAAGTCCAAATATCTCATGCAAGACGGCAATGGTAACGTCCTGGAGCCACAAAGGTTGAACATAGACATGGTTGTTGAAGATTCACCCACCCTCAATGGGAAGAAGTGGAAAATTAATCCGTACATCTATGACTTCGTCAAGTTCAACGCCCGATCCCGTAACATCAAAGATAGGGACAACGGGGAATGTGTTGGCTGGGACACTTTCATTAAGATCTTGAAAGACGACCTAGCCTCCCGATCCGGTCGTGGCAAAGAACTCGACGATTTCCTTGCGGAGTATGTCGAATCCCACAAGCAGAGTGCCCAAATGGGAGAAGAACCTGTTGCGGACAAACCCGATTCTATCGTCTACGCTGCTGAAAATGTGTTTCCACAAGCGCAGATAGGTACCGTACCATCCCACACTTTCCAAGAATTGGCAGCATGGGCGTTGAACCAGACCTCGCCTTTCACGAACTCCAAAGAATACGATTTGGCATACTATCACATGGCACTTGGCTACGAGTTGGAGGAGGTTGCAGGACAACCACCATCCGATCTTAGGACTTTCATTCCTAGCATCATTCCTCCCGAACCGTGGCAAGCTCTTGTTATGTCATTTTACAGAGCTAAGTATGCCCCAAAAAGCAACGTTGAGAACATCATGAACCGGGTGGTAAATCTTGCCAAGATGTCATTTGACAAATTGCCTACCTACGTCAAGGAGTTCCTCGATGTCATGGCCAATCTGGTAAAGTGGTTTGCTGAGTTCTGTGTCAAAAACTCAACACTTCTGATTGGTTTCCTGGTTGCGATGCTCTCTATGTCAGCTTTTGAGAAGTCTCCGCAAATGGAATTGTACAAACAACGAGAAGCCGCTTTAGCACGGCCCGAATTTGAACCCGGGTCTAGCGATGATCAGGCAGAGAGTGACACGCGGAACCAGCAACCCAAAGCTAGAGCGCAGCAACGCACTATAGCTACGGCCCGGGTTAGAGTCGTCAACAGAAATGTTGCCGAGATGGGTCAAAGTTGGGGTCAACTTGACATCATTGCCAAATTCCGTCGGCAACAGTATCACCTGACTATGGTACTCAAGGATGGTAACCATATTCCAATGGGGACTATTACTAATGTAACTGGTCAACTTTACATGATGCCAAACCACTTTGTCATGGCTCTTGAGTCCCGCAAACCAGCAAGTATTATCATGGCGAACACCAAAGTTGTGATTGAAAAACCCTTTGTTGGTTGGTACGACATGGAGAACAGTATTGAACTCGTTGGGCCGGACGGAAATCCCCGGGACCTTGTCCTGATTGCCATCAAAGAGATCCAAAAGGGTTGCGATTTGACGAAGCACTTTGCTAGTCTTGAAGATTTGTCTAAGCTCCACGATCGACGTTTCCAAGCCACCTTGTCAGGTGTCGACATTGAAAAGACAGTGCCCACTAATACTTCGTCATCGGGGAATTGCACATTAATGTCTGAAAACGTCCACTTGGATTATCATTGCGAGGGCGACATCATGCGTACTACGAATATCGCAACCCATCAAATCCCCACAAAATCAGGGGATTGTGGTAAGATCATTAGCGTTAACACGGATGCGCTATCTGGTCGGGTTTTTGGTATCCACATCTCAGGTAGCCCTTCGGGACACAACCATGCCCAAGTCATCTCAAGAGAGGAGCTCATGGCGGCAATTAAAGCAGCCCCTTCATACGCTCAATGCGGACATGCCTTCTCCGATCTTAAACCCACCACAGATCCATTTGGCAAGGGTTTCATTCCCCTTGGTAAGGCTCCATTCTCTGTTCCGCAATCGAACCGCACCCAAATCGTCAAATCGAAGCTGTACGGCAAACTGATTGAACCTCTTACCAGGCCAGCCGCATTGAAACCCACTGAGGTTACGATTGATGGCGTCACGTTTGTCAAGGACCCCCTTCTCGAGGGTGCTAGGAAAGCGGGAATGAAGTGTGGCTTCGTGGATCCAGACATCCTCGAGATGGCAGAGATGGATGTAAAAGTCCAACTGGCCACCAAGTTTGTCCCAGATGGACCGGTCATCGAGGTCCTTCCCTACGAGCAAGCGGTTAAAGGCATAGAAGGTGACGAGCTTTTTGCCCCAATCAACCGCACCACCTCTCCTGGCTGGCCTTACTCTCAAATGCCCAAACCGGCTGGATGCCCAGGTAAAACCTTCTTTTTCGGTAAGTTTGATTGGGAACTGGACACGCCTCAGGCCGAAATGGTCAAACGAAATGTTGAGGAACTTATCACCAAATGTGAGAATGATCAAACAGCCGAGATTGTTTTCATAGATACCCTCAAGGACGAAAGGCTACCGCACGCCAAAGTTGACATAGCTAAGACCCGTATAATATCGAACGGGCCCATGGATTACAGCATTGCATTTCGCCAGTATTTCATGGGGGCTACAGCTCACATTAGGCACAACAGGATTTTCAACGGGATTGCAATTGGTATGAACGTCTGGAGTAGTGAATGGCATCTGCTTGCCACACATCTCCTCGCGAATTCCCCGCACATGATCGATGGGGACTTCACCAATTACGACGGAACCTTGATGGACCAAGTGATGTGGTCTGTCTTTCGGGTTTTCGATTCCCTATACGACGACGGGAATACAAATATTCGTCGCAATCTCTGGCACGCCGCATGCTATGCGACGCGCTACAACCAAGGGCACTTGTACCAGTGCACCCACAGTCTTCCATCTGGTTTCCCAGTCACCGCAGAAGCCAATTCTATTTATGAACTCATACTTTTCAGATGCGCCTATATTCAGNTGGCGCGCGAATCGGGTAACGCCCACCTCGCAAACATGCGGGATTTCAATCGTTGCGTTCGCATGATAACTTATGGTGATGATAATCTGCTTTCTATCAGCGCAGAAATCCTCTCATGGTTTAACATGCACACCCTGGTCGGGGCCATGGCCAAATTTGGAATGACTTATACAACGGCCCAAAAAGATCTCAACTACAAGGCGTCTAAGACTATCGCTGACGTCTCTTTCTTGAAGAGATCTTTCATGCGCGTAGATACTGGACACGGACTCCTCCCAGTTTATTCTTGTCCAGCCCCTTTGGATTCTCGGTTGGACATTTTGAATTGGACAAAATTCCGCAAGCTTGGCTCAGAAGCAGAAGAGTCAGACGCGGTCACTTCCGTTCTTCAAGAGCTTGCAGTACATGGCAAGTCTGTCTATGATGAATGGGGTAAGAAAGTCGTTAAAGCAGCTATCGAAGCAGAACTCAGCGGCTTTGTTTATGAACCTCTCATGTCACACCTCATGAAGTTCATGACCGGGGATTCCTATGCCCCCTCTCAGTCTCAATGTGTACCCCATCGATGTGATCTTATCGTTGCCCGGCAAAATTCTGATGTCGAAAAGGGCGGCGTTACTGCTATTGGTGGAAGAGGCGTGGTTGTTCAACCTTATACCCTAGGATCGCCTGTGGCAGCCCCACAATATCCAAGGGAGCATCAGTCGGACGGTGGTTTAAGTGGATCACAGTCTTAAAGAAATTCACTTGCAACAGAACAAAATTTTAATGCAAATCCAGATATTCTCCTCAATACGACCCCACAATCCAACGATACGATTACCCTTAGGGATGATGGTACTCGCGTCATTGGAGCATTCACTGATTCACCCTCTTCACTGCCTCCTTCACTTTATGATTGCATTGGCGAGCGAACGACTCATTCAATTTCTGATTTTCTGTCCCGTGAGGTTATTATCGCACAGGGCTCTTGGCAATCTTCTCAGGTGCGTGGTACTGTTCTTTCCAATATGGTATTTCCCAAGCAATTGTTTAACACTGGGGCTTATGCGGTTACTCAAAACATTAACAAGCTAGATGGATTCGTTGGTCTACGAGCTAAGGTACGTGTCAGAATACAGGTTAACTCTCAGCCCACTCAAGCTGGGGCCCTTATGCTGCATTACGTCCCCTACTCGGAGTACATGAATTCGCACACTCAATGGTACGCTACCAACACTACCACTGATGTAGTGGCAGCTTCAGGCTGTCCTCACGTTGTGATGAATTTAGCAAACACCACCACGATGGAATTCACTACACCTTATGTATCCCCTTACCTTTTCTTTAATCTTGCAACAGGTCAGGGTTCTTTCGGTAACATTGTAATCACTGTTCTTTCTCCCCTGGCTTCCCAGGTAGCCTCATCCTGTTCTTACACAATTTGGGCNAATTTTGAGGACATCGACCTTCGCTTCCCCACTAGCGCACCTCTCACAACTAATTTTGCACAAATTGGCACTGAACTTAGTAAAATGGAAAATCGTGGTACTGTCTCTGGTGCTGTTGGTAGCGTTGGTCGAGGGATAGCGTCCGTCCTTCCCTATGTGGGGTTGGGTTGGCTATCTAGCCCCTTGGCTTTTGCCTCCGATGCCTCAGAGAAGGTACTCAAGATGCTTGGCTTTTCTAAGCCCGTGGTGCAAGCTCCGGTCACCAGAGTTAAGCAGGCCCCCACCCAGTACTTCTTTAATCATGACGGGGCTGATACGTCTCATAAACTTGGACTCTCAGCTGAAAATGAACTTGCTCAATTTTCGGGTTGGGCAGGCACCGATGAAGATGAGATGCAATTGCAAAACATCTGTGCACGCCCTTGTTTCATGTCATCTTTCACTTGGAATACAACACAGGCAGCAGATCTTCCAATCTTCACACAACAAGTGAGCCCCCTTTGGACTCAATCTCTTAATGCTCAGGTTCCAAACGCCTACGCGAGGACTATGTCGATGCCCTTGATAGCAAAAGTGGCTTCCATGTTTTCAGCTTGGCGCTGTTCCAGTGAAAATGGTGAACCGGGTGGCTTTCTCTTCCGGTTCCATGTAGTTAAAACACAATTTCACTCAGGCCGCCTTCGCGTGGGCTTTCAACCCTACGATTTTGCTGATTCCGCTAAAGTTCAGAACATGCCCGCCTACAACGACACAGAGGTTATCGATTTATCTTCCGGCACAGACTTCACCTTTTTTGTCCCATTTGTAGCTGTTCGCAGTTGGCTCCATACCTATTACGATTTCAAAACTGCATTGGCATCAGGTGATGCTAGGAATTCGGCCGAGGGCAACATGGTGGTGGCTGTCATCAATCCTTTAGTGACGACCAACACCGTGGCGTCCTCCGTTGATGTTCTAGTATTTGTTTCGATGGTTAATGCGTGTTTTGCAGCACCTATCCGCCCTCCTATTTCCCCTTATGGTATTCCCAATGTTGCTCAAATTGGAACTGCAAGAGTTGTTAAGACTTCGGAAACCTCCTTAGTCTCAGCAAAGAAACAAATTGAACTCCTTCCGTACTCGTCCTGTTTCGGTGAAGTTGTTGCGTCATTCAGGCAGCTATCAAAAAGATTTTCATACGTCGGCAGCATTCGTACAACGGCTCTTGATGTTGTCACACCATCCGGTACTCAACCCGGATCGTCTGGCAATGGCTTTGTTATCTATCCCTGGGCTCCAGTGATCCCAAACAACGGGCCAATCTCTGTCAATGCTGCTGGTGTCCAAACTCCAGCCCTCGTGAATCAGTACCAGTATGTGTCCCCCGCGTCTGCAACCACTAGCCAATTCATTTATCAGTATCCAGACATTTTCACTCACTTGTATTCCATGTACGCTTTTTTCCGAGGCTCCGTGCGCTACAAGATCAATGTTGCCCTTCCTGGCAGCAATTACAATCCGGCAAACCCGATTTACATTTACATAAACAACATTGTAAACCCGGCTCTTGAAACTTGGTCTCCTCCTATGCAAATAACACCTGCTATAGGATCAGGTCCTAGTTCCAACCTCGGCACCGGACCCATCCAACCCCTTTTCGACATCCCAGCTAATTCTGCAACAACCCTCAAAACTAATTTTGCATATCAACCAGGTATGGCCGAAGCTCGCATGGTGGTCTATCCTGGCCTTGAAGGCATGATTGAATTTGAGGTACCTTTCCACGCAACAGGACCATTTTGTCCCACAAACTATGGTCAAAACAACCCAACCAACGCAAGATCTATCTTCTATCCTTTTCCCACCGTCACTATTACAGGCGGTCGCAATCCCAACGCTCCACAGGGCAACAGTCTCACAAACTGTGTCTTTGACGTGTTTAGGGCTTGCGGAGATGACTTTTCTTTCGGTGGTCTCTTGGGAGCACCCCAGCAAGCCATTTGGTATTCTGGAGTTGCACCCACATAAGTAATTCATTGTGCCACCCCAATTTATTCGTTTAATCGTTTCCACTCGGGCAATGTCTTCCTTCTCTTTACGCCGTTAGTAGCAAAGCTGTCCTAACGCCGGTCAGGATCTATAATCCTGATTCTTCCCAACAAACAATTCATCCAAAATCATTGGCGGCAACTCCTCTGAATCTCATGGGCCCCNCTTTAGCTATCCAATTATGATAGTTGGGGGCCTGGATGCTCTTTGTTTTGTTCTGACTGGTTC